CAATTCAGCCGAAATACCAGAAAACATGTTACTGGATATCGATTCAGGACATCATAATACGAAATTCTTTGGTGTTCATACCAACAAATTTACACCAATCGGGGATGTTGTCAAAGCTAGAATCGGTCCAAGTGACACTATGAAAATAGCACGCACCTTCCCCTCTCAGATCTTTAAGCCAGAAGACATTTTTAATGAAGCGAACACTTACAGAAATAAGGATCTGTATATTCTCTTTAAACTGGAAGGAGATTTAGTGCAAAGAACAGGGGGTACTGGAACTGACTTAGTTGGTTTCTCCCCTGCTGCTCTTATTGGATCACGATTTATCAGTTACTCATTATCCACATTCGATGGACAAGGACAGCGACTTAATGATTATCGCAGTGATACAGATAGGACCAATTTAACTACATTTGGACAAATAGTAGAGGACGGTCCTGCATTCCAAAATTACCAGGATGCTAATTAAACCCTTTAAAAAGCAGTTTGCGGCACGCAATGGGTTAGGGAATGTAATCATTACACAAGGGTTAGGGTTAGGGTTAGGGTTAGGGTTAGGGTTAGGGTTAGGGTTAGGGTTATAATTATAACATAAGATCCCTCCAGTCTCTGGACCCCTCAACTATTTTAAACCCTCCATAATCTACTCAACAATACATAATTCTATTAATACTAAGCTTTTCGGTGTATTTGCCGGAAATAGCTCTTGATCAAAAGTTGTGTCTAAGGCTTAGTATTACCCTTAGACACTTCTGATCATTGATCAAAAAGATTAATCCACCGATTAATCCAAATACATATTCCCTCCTTAACGTATGAATCCTGCAGAAGGGCTGTGACTTCAGTACGAGGTGGGGATATGAGCACGAGTTGCACCAAACGCGTGCCTGACCCCCCATAAAGGAGGGTGTAACCGACGCCCTCCACCCAAAATGACGTCATTTTGGGGAGGGGTTTATATATATCATGTTGCGCCAGCTCAGGTTGATCCATTTTAATAACGAATGACAAATGGCAACAACTACGAATTTCAGAGCTCGGCGCTGGACATGGACCTTGAACAACTATACGGAAGAGGAGATGGTACATCTAACATCCCTCAACGAAGACCTAGACTCACACCGGATCAAATACATTTGCTACGGGAAAGAAGTAGGTTCCAATGGGACCCCCCATCTACAGGGTTATATCGAGTTTGGGATTCTGAAGAGCTTTACTCAAACCAAATCGCTGATATCACCGCGGATTCATTTAGAGAAATCGAAGGGGAACTCCGCCCAGAACCGCGAATATTGCAAGAAGGAGAATACCGACTTCCAGGAATATGGGCAACAGCCACCGGGACAAGGGAAGAGAACAGATATTGCAATTGCCAAGGATGCAATAGACGCTGGGATGAGCGACCTAGACCTGGCGCATAATCACTTTACCAGTTGGGTGAAGTACCACAAAGCTTTTAAGCTTTATCGTGATATGGTATCTGTTAGGACCATAGAAGCTCCACATGCACTTGAAACATTTCCACAAGCTTGGCCTAGGGAACTTAGCGAAAAAGTAACAATTTTTTGGGGTGACTCTGGTATCGGGAAAACATGTTTCGCTAAAGCATTAATGAAGAATCCATTAATGGTTTCACATATCGAAGATTTACGTCATTTCAATCCCGACGTCCATGGAGGATTGCTATTTGATGATATGGATTTCAAACATATCCCTCGAGAAGCTCAGATACATCTTGTTGATAGTGACGATGCTCGTACTATCCATTGTAGGTATGAATGTGCACGAATACCGGCAGGGACTCGAAAGATCTTTACGACTAACCTTACTGGAGGAGAGATTTTTACAATTGGAGACCCTGCTATCAAAAGGAGAATAAAAATAAGACATCTTGCGATGCTCTAAAAATAAATCATTTTAAAGTTTGCATGCAAGTAGGACAATACAATCCAGGCGCTGCTGCTGCTGGTAGTGGTGTAGTAGCCGTTGCTTATCAAAATAGGAAACTGCTAATGAAACTAGCCAAACAAGCTGCTAACATGGGTAAAGCCTGGCAATCTAGCAAGAGGCAAAAGACTTCAAACAAAAAAAAAGAATATAAGAAGCCAACCAGGAAACAAGCAACTGTCCTCCCAAAAGGGGACGAGGTTGGCACTTACACAGTTTCTTCCCGACATCGTTCTAAAAAACGAAAACAAAAAACAGTGAAACAAGAAATCAAAGCCTTGAAGAAACGCCTTGGGTCTCTACCCAGTAAGTCAATTAAAGTGGTGAAGTTAACTACACCAATCCGACTTAAAAATACAGTGGAAGCGAATTACGTTAGTGTGTTCTTCATGAGAATTAACAGACAAACAGACATATTCGCTCAGTGTCAGGATGTATTCGACATAGATTACACGGACACAAAATCGTCAATACGAGTAAGTCAATTATATACTCAAATAAGACTTGCAAATAATACAAACACAAACGTTAAAGTAAGTTATCAATTCGTTCGGTGCTCCGATGATGATAACGAAGGATACTTGGCAAACGTTGTTGAATACGGTAATGATAGAGAGGACTGGCAAACAGGTGTCAGTGCTCCGATAATTGTTCCTCGTTCAGGCGCCAATATCAATTCAGCCGAAATACCAGAAAACATGTTACTGGATATCGATTCAGGACATCATAATACGAAATTCTTTGGTGTTCATACCAACAAATTTACACCAAT